ATGTCGATTTCGGTGTATCAGTTGCCGTCTGGCAAGTGGCGTGCAGATGTGAGTGTCAAGACACTCAGACGATCCAAAGTTGAAAGGTTGAAGTCCAAGGCCAATGCCTGGGCGAGGATGACCGAGGCAGATCTTACTCGGGAACTGGCCACGATCAATGCGATGCGACCAGGTAATCAGGTGGTATGTCTCGATTATGCCATTGAGCGGTATTCAATCGAAAGATCGCCAAAAAAAGCGACCTATGAAAATGAGCTTAAAAAGATCAAGGTCTTGAGGGAACGATTACCTCATCCTGATTGGCCAGTCGATCGGATCACCGGTGATCATTTATCAGCATGGCGGGATGATATGGTGGCGCATCATGCATGGACTCCCGGAACCGTGCTTCGCTATTTTAGTCTGCTGTCGGCTATCTTTGAGTGGGCACGTAAGGATAAAAAGTGGGTCACGTACAATCCTTGCAAGGATGTCGAAAAGCCGCCTAAACCTGAGCATCGTGATCGCCGGATCATTGGTGATGAGATTGAGGCGATCCTGGCTGCAGGAAAGTACCGGCTTGGATCGATACCGACGACGATGATGCATGAGGTTGTGCTTGCATGGCTTATAGGGATCTCATGTGGGATGCGTGTAAGTGAGATCATCAGGCGCAAGCGAGGCGAAGTCGATGTCGTAAACTGTAGTGTCAGAATCCCGAACACCAAAAACGGTTTTCCTCGGCTGGTGCCGATCGATGGTGTAGCTGTGAAGCTCTGGACTATTGCGTTGATGATGCATCCCAAGAGCGATAAGGTATTCAGCGTGAGTGAGACAACGAGATACGCGACCTGGTATAGAATTCGGGAAGATGCTGGTCTTGGAAATGCTGATCTTAAATTCCATGATTCACGGCACGAAGCCGCGAGCCAGTTGGCCAAGAAGATGGGCGCGTTGCCGTTGGCCAAGGTCTTCGGCTGGCGAGATCTGAATTTTGCGCTTACTTACTACAATCCGACTCATGACGAGTTGCTGGATTATTTATATGGCCGTGTGGATTCTACTCAAGTGAATGATGGTCATGTCAGGCCGAAGGGAATGGAGCGTGTAAGAGATACTATGATCCGGGGATAAAACAAAGCGTCACAACATGTGGCGCTTTTGTTTTTATCATTGCTTAGTGTTTAGGTGGGGATGGTGATCGGGTGATTACGGGTTTGGTTGGGTCAAAGGTGGATTTGTCGATGGACATGGCCCACTCGATGACCTCGCTGGCTCGCCAGCGCTGTGCATAGCGTTCACCGGATTTGTCTGTGGGTATTGGACGCACAGGCGGGAAATGGGTGTTTGTAATAACATTTTTTCGGACGTATTCGGGTGCGAGTCTAAGGTAGTCGGCGATCTGATCGTGTGTCCATAGCTGCATGGAGACTGGAAGGTCTGTCGCTGCGGATTTAGATTTCATTTCCTTGAGCAGATCTTTCATGAGCGTGGCAAATTCGTTCATGCGCGTTCTCCTTTTGGCTTCTCGAAGATCCAGCATTTGACGATCTTCTCGTCTACCGTCGTGGATCGGATGGCACTGCGTACGGACTTGTTGGATTCGACAAATTTTCGAGAGACGCTGCCGGGCAGTAGTCGCTTCATCAAGGTGATGTCGGGCAACTGCTGGCGGTGGTCGGCGGCGAATTTGTAGAAGTCGTTGAGGTTGATGGCGATATTGTTGTGGACTGGCGAGTGATGGTTGATCGGGGTATCGCGCAGCGTGGTGAGATACTCGTAGACGTCCCAGAATTGGCTGACTTGAGGGTGATCAGCACTCAGACGAGCGACTCGTTCTTGAGCCATACGCTTGAGCAGGTCTGTGGCCTCAATGACGTGATCAAGGTCGATATAGCCATCGAATACATGCTTGGCCAAGGATTCAACCAAAGCGGCGACCTGTGCGTGGCAGAGCGCGATACGGGTATGGGTGATACCGCTAGCATGGTAGCTGGCCTCGATCTCTCTGATCTTGGCCGAGTAGGACTCTAGTATGGCGGATTCATGGCGCAGGCAATGAGCCATGAAGGTGCTGGCGCTCTCAAGAGGGATTCGATCAAGCTCATCGACGATGGCCTTGGTTTCTAGGGTCTGGCCACCTCGATCCATGCTGATATGAAGTGTACGTGTCAGGATGGCTTCACTTGCCTGAATGGTGGAGTTCTGGCTGATGAGGATGGAGCCGCGAAACGGCGGCTCATAAGTATCGTTACCTGAGTTCTTGTTGCCGCGTGTGCGGATCGGTCGACCGTTGAAAGCGTCTTTCAGAATATCCCAGTCAAAGCGTTGTTTATCGCCGTCGTCCTCTTTGTCCCCCTCGATCAGTGCAACGGGTAAATTGGATACCTGAGCGAAGTTGCGCCACATGCCGACGGCCGTGGATTTGTTCGGGTTGAATCCCTCGTAGTCGGAGCGTCCGGACAGACGCCACGCAAACTCGATCAGGCGTGACTTACCGGCTCCGGGCTGACCAACGATCTCAAGGAAGGGGTAGGAGCTGTCGAGTGCGCGGATCTGCTCGGCAAAATAGCTGCCCATCCACCATGCCAATGTGATGAGGCCCTTGGGGCCACGAACTCGCCAGTATTTGGGGTACCAAGAGACGTCGAGCTTGCCCGTACTGACATTAATCTCGGGTTTGCTGGCCAGTGACTTGGCCTCGATGCGGCCGAGTTTGAAATAGTCGTGCTCGTTGAGCTGGATCGATTGGCCGTTGAAGAAAGCGACCTTGTTGAAGAAATAGGCTTTGTGATCCTTGCTGTAGCCGATGAAGTCGATAGTCTGGACTTCGCGGAGGCCTTCGATGGAGTTCTTGAGGCAGTAGTCGAGCTGTGCCGGCGAGCCAGTCCAGAGGATGCCGGGGAAGATTGAGAGCAGGCGCGGCTTGAACTTGCCGACGGATGCGATCTGGTCACCAGTGAACGTGGATTTGGCTTCGCCTGCAGGCGTGGCTACCCGGATGAAGTACCAGGACTCGTCGGTCGCGGCACTGCGCTGGAAGTACAGCGGCTCGATGTAGGCATTGCAGATCTCAGCTATAGCTGAGCAGTTGCGTAGTGCCTGATGGCGTAGCTCTACTTCGTCGAGTTTCATATCGTCCTCGAGGCGCTCCATAGCCTTGTGGAATTTGTCCATGTCGAGATTGAACCAGTAGAGCCGCATGCGGTGATAGAACGGAAAGGATTTGCGCATGCCGTCTTTGTGGTTGTAGATCAGGAGGCCTGCGGCCTCTGCCGATGGTGCGATGAGCAATTGGCCGTAATAGCGGTATAGGTCGAGATGGTCTTTATCCAGACGCTTACGCTCGTGTAGGTCGTTCCAGTCGATCTTTGTGGTGGCATTGCGCGGTGGCTGGGCGGCGGTGCTATCCCAGCCGGCTTTGGTGGCCATGTCATGGAATTTGAGCGTATGGATGTGACCGGCTTTATCGTTGTCAAAGGCCCAGACCAGTCGTGGGCGTATCTCGCCGGCTTTCTTGCACTCTTCAAACAGGGCATCTAGGCCAGCAGTGGGGTAATTGGTGCAGGACAGGCAACTGACTGCGCAGATGCCATGCATGGCCAGCCCGATGGCATCAAAAATACCCTCGGTGATCCAGATCTCGGTGTGATCCATGAGATTGAGCCACGGTGGCACCCACCAGACGCCGATCGTGCCGGCTTTGGCGCCGTAATTGAATCGGGCTTTGTCTTTGCCGAATCGCTCCGGACGATCAATCAGGCGCTCCCAGTGGTCGCCATTGGATAGCTTGAATCGGACAGTGGCACTGCTCAAGCCGTCTTTCTTGTAGACCTCTTGGGTATAGCAGCCTTGTAGCTGTGCCAGATCGAAGCCGCGCCCCATCGCCAGATAGGCGTCTGCGGCGGCGTGAGGGCTTTTCTCAGTCTGCGGGTGGTATTCGGACCAATTCTTGAAGAGATCTTCGAACAGGTCGCGGACGTGGGCTGAATAGCCGCATTTGTTGATCCGATCACAGGTGACAACACGCGGGTTTAGTGCGTGGGTCCAGAGTGATTTTTTGCTGCAGTGAGGGCAGATGCCCTCACGCAGCCACTCGCCGCGCTCCTTGAACGAAAACTCGGACATGAGTCGACCGTAAATACGGTCGGAGAGACTCTGTAGCATGAATTAACGTCCTGAGCGGGATTTTGCTGGGAAGTTGGGTACTGGTGATGGCTCGGCGTAGATGGATGGCACTAGCTGGAGGATGTCCGCTACAGAGAAATAGCGTCTGTGGCGGGTCTTGAGGTCGTGGATCACGATCAGATGGCTATTGGACTGGTCGATCTGGACGTGTCCGCAGCCGGTGGTGCTGGCGTCGTACCATGCGACGGCATTGGCGACGTCGATGGGATCCTGATGGGTGTCGTGAGTGACTGTCTGGACGATATGGCTCTTGGTATTAAGGCCTTCGTCTGTGTGGTCGATCTGATACTGCTCGCGAATCTGTGTGATGACATTGTCGAAGCGGTTTTCGTGTGGCTGTGGCATGGCTTTAGGTCCTTCGTGGCGGGTTATTGAGGGAGTAATTCCAACTGCTGGGCGATTTCAGGCGCACGCAGTCGGCTGTTAGATCCGAGCTGATAGGAGATCTCGAGATTCACATGGAATCTGGCACCGCATTGCACGTTGGTGCATTGGGCGTAGAAAGTGGTGAGGAGAGGTGAGCAGGCCTTGCGGCAGCTCGTGTTAGTCCGTGTATGGCAGTAAGGACATAGAACGCTGATCGACTTGCTCATGATCTCTCCCTTGATCGGATGGGTGAAAAATCAGTGGTGGCGCGGGCGAGGGCGGTAGTACGCCTTGCCTCGTCCGTCTCGGCCCATGCGGCGGGCCGATTCCTCTAGAGACTGTGTGACTAGGGTCTGGGCGCAGACATCGACAGATGGCTGGCCTAGGTGGATCGTGGCTTGTTCGAGGAGGGCGTACTCGTCTGAGGAGAGGTCGATCTCATACGTGGTCACGCGTGAAGTTATAGGCATGACAGGGCTCTACTGTTGCTTACGCGCTGCTGGGAAAGAGAGCGCGAGCTGAATATCCTGAGCTGGCATCGGCGTGATGGAATCGACGGCTGACTGCATGGCGAGCTCGCGCAGGAGTACTGCGGGCTCTATGCCCTTGTAATTGGCTATCGACTGGATCACGTCGTCCTCGTACTGGTCGAGATTGACCGTGATGCGGTGGATGCGGACGCGGTTTGGGTCAGGATACATGCTGGCTCTCCGCGTGCACTGGCTGCTCTACCCAGCTATCAAATGAGTCTGCAATAAACTGGCGGAGGATCTCTGCGCTTGAGATCGCGCGCTTGGCGGCCTCTACGCGGACTTTGCGAGCGATTTCAGGCGCTACGCGTGTCTGCAAAAGAGACAATTCGGCATCATTTTGTTCGGTCATTGGTCGTGGCCTATGGTGAGATGGTGTAAATTAATCAGTACATCACTGATGAAATGATCATACTTTGCTTTTGAATAGTATGCAATGGATAACTATGCAAATGAATAGTGAAATTGACGCTTCAGATATCGCTCGCGGGGAAAGACTCAAGCAGGAGCGCATCCGGCTGGGCTGGATACAGAAGGGAATCGCAGAAAAGGTAGGCCTTAGAGAGCTGGCATGGATCAACTATGAGAAGGGAAGGCGCGCGCCAGATCAGCGACTACTAGAACAGCTGCATGGACTGGGATTTGATGTGATGTATCTGGTCACTGGCGAGCGCGCTAATGAGTCCACATTGACTGAAGGTGAGCGAGAACTGATCTCAATTTGGCAGATAGTTGATGATAAGCATCGTGATGGTTTTATTACTCTTGCTCGTACATATGCAAATATGCATACACGAACACTATAAGCCAGTTTTTAAAAGGAAATTTATATGTTAACTCAGGAAGAATTAGACTCATTCAATCATCGTGTGCTCTTAAAAGCCAAAGAGGTAAGAGACTTAATAGGTGACAATAAAATAGATTCAATAAATTTTGAATTTTCGTTTGTGCAGACGAGAATATTTAAACTTTGTAGTTATATATTGAAGTTGATAAGTGATGTGGGGTCATATTTTTCTCCTGATGATTTTATAAGAATTTTGTCTGGTTTTGATGATATCATAGATGCATATAATTGGTACGTTGCTGAGTTTTTTGGAGATATTAATTCTGATCGAGTTAATGCGGATCAAATATCTTTATTTGGTAGGCATCTTAATGAGGTTTCTCAAAGAGTGCTTGAAGAATTCTATTTTATTGCAATGAAATCACAAAATAGCTTAATTTTTAGTAAGGTTAGCAATATAGAGGAGTTAAATTCACATCTTAGAAATAAAATGAGTGAATTATTGGCTGAGTCTGAAAAATATCTGAGTTCTAGTGCTTCAAGGATGAAAGATGAAATTGGAATTTTTGTCGAGCATCATAATAATCTGATGAATAAAAAGTTTCTTGAAAATGAACGGATTTTCGATTCATTCAGTTCAAAATTTTTTAACCAAAATGAAGAGTTGGGGAAATTAAAGAAAGATACTGATAAAAGGGTTGAAGAGGTTGTTAATAGTGTTGCTAGTGCAATAAGCCAAGAGACGGAGGTACAGTTAACTTACTTAAAGTTAAGCGTATCTGAAGCGGATAGAAATCGGGAAAAGGCTAAAAAAATATTAGGGATTATTGGGAATTTAGGTTTGGCTGGAAGTTTTAGGAATATTGCTAGTAAAGAAGGACTGTCTGCATTCTTTATGCGTTCTTTAGCCATATTTGTTTTATTTATGGGCGTAATTTTTGCGATGTTGAATGTTCTTGATTTCGTATTTCCAGATGTCATGCATCCATGGATAGTACATTTCTTTGAGGTACCATCTACAGTGCCAGGAGTTGTAACACAACCTAAGCCATCTTTGACTGTTGCTGCGTCAATTGCTGCTAGTACCCCGAATATATGGGCAATGGTTTTTTTGCGTATCGCAACTGCTTTTATCATCATTGCACCTGCACTCTATCTGGCAAAAGAGTCAGCACGTCATCGTCAAAATGCTGATCGAGCAAAGCGCATCGAGGCTGAACTGATATCTTTGCTTGCGTTCATTGAGGATATGGATAAATGTGATCGTGACGAGGTACGTAAGAAGCTTAGTGACCGTTACTTTGTAGGGAATACAAATGATACGAAGTCTGATAAAGATACAGGGCTTCCTATCGAGTTTGTGCAGAAAACGATTGAAAAGATAGTCGATAAGAGTGTAGATGTCTTTGGCGAGGTGGTGAAGAAAAAGGTTGAAGGAAAAAATACTGAAAATAGTTCTGATGCTACAAGTGATAAAACTACTGAAGGTCAGGAAAGAGGAAATGGCTGAATTTTGTTCGAATTTCTCAGGATGTATCATTAAATCCGTATGATGTTTCAACGTCGAGCGATTAACAAAGCTGTGAGGGAGAGTAAGGGATGACTAAGGAAGATTCCAAGGCAAGTGGGGAACTTATAGATCAAACGATCAAGAAGTTCTTAGATGATAACCTTCTGTCTGAACAAGATTGGATTGATAGTGGATGTATTTGGTCTGAACTAGAGGCGATCAAGTCAGACTATCTTGATCGGACAGAGGAACTCAACAAGACGGCTGAGTTTTGTGCTGGGATCATCCAGAAAATCCCGGATGTGCATTCAGTTCGATGGCGTGTCAAAGATGTGGATCATGTGCTCAAAAAGATCGTACGTAAGAAAGCTGAAAAGAAGCCAAAATATGATGCAATTTCGGTAGCAAACTATCATGAAATCATTACTGATTTGATAGGTGTGCGGGCTCTACATCTTATCAAGGAGGATTGCTTTAGAATCGATGGTAATATTAGATCACTTTGGCCTTTAAAGGCAGATGAAACTCCTGTCGTCTATCTTCGAGAAGGAGATTCGGAATTACGTGGGCTTTTTGAGACATTGGATTTTCAAGTAGAAAATCATCTTTCTGGTTATCGCTCAATCCACTATATTTTTCAGACTAAACCTCTCCTGCGCACTATATCTTTTGAGGTGCAAGTTAGAACAATTTTTGAAGAAGGCTGGAGTGAAATTGATCATAAAGTCAGGTATCCAAATTTCTCAAATAACCCCCACATAAATTTCTTTTTATCTATTTTCAATAGACTAGCTGGTAGTGCTGATGAGATGGGTAGCCTTGTTCGACAATTGACGCAAATGATTAGTGCTCAAGAAGCAAAATTATTTTCATTGCAGGCAGAGCGTGATCAAGGTATAGCTAAAATAGAGAGTCTAATTGAGGAGTTAAAGCAGAAAGGAAATACTGTTATTGAAAATCAAGAAACAATTAAAGAGCTTGAGTCTGAGGTCAAAAAGCTGCAATCTGATTATTCATTAGAGAAATTTAAGAATAAATTGAGTGATTTAAATACAGTCAGCTCAATGAATATTTCTAAATTAAATTCTTATGAAGATAATATCAATTCAATTTTCGATCTTTTAAATAGTAAAGCTTCTAAATCTGTCAAGAAGTAACCTAGGATTTCTTATTTTACATATACATAATTTTGAGCGATGGCTTAGCCATCGCTCAATCTTTACTCATTCTCTTGGCGATTCTGGATCTGAGTGACAATCTTTGATACCTCATCTCTGAACTGAGCCAGCATCGCCATCAAGGCGGCGCGGCTCATGACGATGTCTCCATCTGCATCACACAGATCCACTAAGAAGTCCAACCGATCGACGATCATCGAAAGGCTGTGTAGATCCTTGCCCGAGATCTTAAACATTTCTTCTGTCATGACTTTTTCCTTTTAGTCAATAAAGTGGGCGGGCCATTCTATTGAGGATTCATGAAATGTGTGTGCAATGCATCACAAATTTGAATGAAATGTGAGGTTGTCTGACAGTAGATGGAAAACCGCCATACTGCCGGGCCCAGGATGACGAGCCAACACGTTGATCACTGTTGGGATGGTGAGTCGATAGTCGTCCTCTTTCTTTAGAAACCAGATGTCGTGGCGTTCCCTGTACATACCAATCCGTTGCATGCTGACTACGATCAGGATAAGGCAGTGATAAACCAGTGTCGGATCGTGCTCTGGGGCATATCTGCAGATCAGGTCGCGCAGATCACGCAGGGTGAGCGTAGGCATCGTGTGACCACGGTAGGTGTATTGGCGGATGCAGGCGAGGGGGCTCTCATCCGGCCAGCTATTTTGCACGACCGGAGAGGTAGTGGGCTTGGTCATGATTATCCCCCGACGATGATATAGGTGAGGATGAGCAGGGCGAACAGCAGCGAGCCGATCAGGCCGAGGCGCTCTTTAGACTTGCGGGATTTAGGGAATGCGAAATCGCGGGATTTGAGGCGGGCGATGCAGATGGCATCGAGGTTTGCTGGTTTCATGGTGGCGATCCTTGTAGTGCTTAAGAATTCCACCACCCAGAACTGCGAATTTTGGGTGGTAGACCGAGCAAGGTTCGCAGTACCGTCACTACAAGAAAACGGCGGGCGCAAGGCCCCCTCACTCGATCTACCATAACGAATGGTACAACGAGCTATCCAGGTATCCCAGAAAATAGGCAAAAAAAAGCCGCCTAGCAGCGGATACCTGCTTGTAGTTACTGCGAGCTGCGAAACTCGGTGAAAGATTTTGCTTTCACATATGAATCATTGCATCAATGATTGAAAGAGTCAAGTACGGTGTGATAGGGTCATGGTGTTAAGGAATTATGTATAAATCTTAAGGAATTAGGTGGGTTATGTGGTTTATATTATTTTTTGTCGTTATTGCTGTGGCGGCATATGTTATCGATCAGAGCAAAAAGTATCCTGAACGTTTCAGCATCAATAAATCAGGTGAGCCGAAAGATTCGAAGAAAAACTCTCATTTGAGCTTCAATATCATGGTCGTGATAATGGCTGTGATTTTTTATTTTGGGATAGGGTTTTGGATCAATGAGCTATTTTTTGACCATAAATCTGAATCTCATCCTCTCGCGGAAAATCTGCAAGCTCGATCAAATTTTACACAGTATCTATCTATTCAAGAATTTATTTCCAGAATGAATAAAGCTTTAAAGGATGGTGGAAACGCCGATCTACAAATTGAGTCACTCGAACCGGAAACTTCACAAGGTTATAGAGTTATACAGATGGCCGTGTCGGATGCGGTCGAAATGATTGGGTTTCTGGATGAGCAGGACCATGTTAAGGGCGTTACCATAATGCTGCATCACTCTGCTCATCCCGGAATTAATCTTGCACTTGCCCTTGACTACATTTATGCAGTCTCAAAGTCACTAAATCCAGATAGCCCAGCAACTGATCGTAGTACAGATGTGATGCAAATGGCAGATCGTGCAAGCACCGAGTACGACAAATCAAGCATTCCAGTAGATAAATCATTCGTGAATAATGGCTTCAAATATGGCGTGCATGTGGATGACAGCGGGATGATGTTTGGTTTTGGAGCAGTGCAGAAATGAGAGTGCTATTTCCCCTTGGATTATGTGTTTTCTACATTAATTTATGTGTTTTCCCCGTCGCCGCTCTGGCTACGCAGCCCGTGAGTACGTCCAATCCATTCAATAGTGGCAATGTCTTGAGCAGCCCTACGATAGCTGCTCCAACGTCTAAACCAGCCAAGCAAAGCCGACAGTACTTAAGCTCGCCTGAATATGGCGATGAATACTATACCAACGTGGATGGTCATTATGTGCACCGTCCGGTCGAGTCGAAGGGACGTCCGCCTGGCGCGCACTATCACTGCAGGGATGGGAAGTGGAGCTTTAGCGAGCATAGACGTGGTGCGTGTAATCGGCATGGGGGAGTGGAGTAAGTAGTGAATATAAGGTGTTGAAATTTATTGAAAGGTACACTTTTGTACCAAGTTGGGTTAACTGCGTACATTGCTGTTAATGGTCCACGCACAAAAGATATTGATTTTCTCATTCAATAGTCTTTGGTTGACTAACCGATACTATGATTGCGTGTTTTAGACGCAGACCTGCATTTTCCATTTTTACCACACAATAGAATTTTTCGGAGTATTTGAAATGGCATCATCAGATAACCTCTTTGGTACTTGGACGCAAGACATCCAAAAATCGCTATATGCTCCTGGTCCACAAGCAGAAAGCCATATCCGCGTTTATGAGGTTGCAGAAAGTGGCTTTAAGGTGTCGACCACAGAAACGATTGGAGGAAAGACAATATCTTGGAACTACACCGCCCCAGAGTATGATGGCAAAATTTATCCAGTTCACGGCAGAAGTGATTACGATGGAATCAAAAGCTACAAGTTGAACGATAGTGAAACACTTGGATTGTTCACTAAAGACGGAGAAGAATTGGCAGCCTATAAGCGCACCCTTTCCAAAGATGGAAAGACACTTACTGTCATCGAATCAGGCGCAGACAACGGTAAAGGACAACCGTACTGGAATAAGTCGGTCTTTACAAAAAAATAAGATTGTTCAAAAAAAAGCCCCAAAAAAAGGGGCTTTTTTGGGGCCCTAGAAAATAAATTTTCGATCCTGAATCATTCGTTTAACGATTTATTGATATGTTTTAGTATGGATATAGCTTACTTTTTGCGATAGCATCCGCCTGATCGAGGTATCGAGGTTATCATCATGGGCAAATACGAACAAAACTTGCCTGAACAACCATCCAAACGAACGGTCAAGCTCTATAACGAAGGCGTCATGTGCGGCTTTCCACTGCCGTCTGCCGACTACGTACAGGAAAATATCAACGTCCACGAGCTCCTCGTGCCGAACGATGTCTCGTGCTTCATCATGCGTGCCGTATCGATATCAATGATCTATGCCGGAATTTTGCCGGGAGACTATCTCATCGTGGATATGTCTAAAAAACCCTGCAATCACAGCATCGTTGTGGCCGTAGTAGACGGTGGCCTGTGCTGCAAGGTTTACCGGAGCGAGAAGGGCCGCGTGTGGCTCGAATCGGCCGAAGCAAAGCCCATATGTGTGACAGGCTGGGAGGGTCAGATCTGGGGCACCGTGATATCCAGCTTTCGCCGTGTAGACAGGTATCTCGAGCCATGCGTACCGATCGTGCATTCGCACTCTGCGATATAAACAATGCTTACGCCTCGATGGAAACTTTGTTTAACCCATCGCTCCGTGACCGTCCGCTCGTCGTGCTGTCGAATAACGACGGTTGCGTCGTAGCGAGATCGGCGTCCGCTAAAAAATTGGGTATCAAAATGGGTGCGCCATGGTTTGAGCTCAAAGAGCTGGCCAAAGCGCATGACATCGTCGCGCTGTCGAGTAACTATGTGCTATATGGCGAAATGTCGCGCCGTTTCGTCGCAGTGCTCGAGTCTTGCGTCTGTCCGGACGACGTCGAGCAATACTCGATAGATGAGGTCTTCATAGATCTCAGCTCGTATCAGGCACTGCATGACCTGACTGAGCTCGGAAAGACGCTCCGGGATCGCGTGGCAGGGCATATCGGCCTGCAGATCTGCGTAGGGATCGGGCAAAGTAAAACTCGGGCTAAATTGGCGAACCATTGGGCCAAAAAGCATGCTCAGTTCGGCGGTGTGTGTAACTTCCTCGAAATGGATCAAGCAACAGTAGACCGTCGTATGGCACGTACCGAAGTGGGTGAGGTCTGGAATGTGGGGCGTAAACAGGTCAAGAAGCTCAACTCATTGGGGATCGCGTCAGTGCTGGATCTGGCGCAGGCAGATCCAGACGAGCTGCTGCACCGCAGTAGCGAGATGACTGACCGGAATGGCCGCGTGCGCAATCAAAAGGCATTCAGCGTGGTGATGGCAAGGACAATACGCGAACTCAGGGGCGAGACCTGCTATGAGCTGGAAAAAGACAAGAAACCGCGTAAGCAGATCATCTCCTCGCGTTCTTTCGGCGAGCTGGTGACACAGCGGGAGCCGATCGAGCAGGCGCTCCGATACTATGTGGCCAATGCGGTGCGCAAACTGATGGATGATCGGTCTGTCGCCGGCACGATCACTGTCTTCATCCATACCAACAGATTTCGCACCCAAGACCAGCAGTACTCGAACCACTGCACCATCGATATAGACCCGCCGACCAATGATCTGATTGAGCTGACCAAAATGGCTATCTTTGGCCTGAGCCGGATCTTCTATCCGAATTTCAATTACAAAAAGGCCGGCATCATCCTGTCGGATATCCAGCCACAGTCCGGGCTGAATCTGGATCTCTTTAGCGATCAGGTATGGGATGAAAAAGCCGAGCGTCTGATGACTGCGATGGCAGCGGTGGCAGCCAAATTTGGCCGTGATACGGTGAAGATCGGGAATGTAGATCATAAGCTGCCGGACTGGGAACGAAAAAGTGAAAACCAGTCACCGCTCTATCTAGCCGATATCGATCAGGTGCCTATCGTCTACTGATGGTAGAGGCCTTCTTGGCTCGCGGTGGTAGCGGGTCTGGCGTGGCCATGTAGTCATCTGCAGGGAACAGATTCAGCAGCTCGCGTGCGTCGCGCTCTGTCGCATGCAGCCATGCATGCCAATCGGTCTGCGGAATGACCACAATGGAGCGCTTCTCATCATCAGGCTTGTGCATACGGCTCATCAATGGGTGGGTGGCAGAGTTAACCGTCAACATCGTGAAAGTCCGGACGTGACTGCCGATGACATCATCCTCCCAGATATCCCAGATGCCGGCAATGGTGAAGGGTGCATGGTCTGTGCGCTCGATGCGCTGACGGACGGCCGTACCTGTCTCGTAGTAAGGCTCAAAAATGGCCTCGACCGGCACTAGGGCAAACTGCTGCTGCCGCCATGCTGATCTGAACGAGGGTAGTGCGGCGACTGTCTCCGATAGGGCATTCATGGAGGCATTGGATTTGGAATAGCTCAGGCTGTGGGCCCAGTGCGGAACCAGCCCGAAGGATGCCTCTCGTAGAAAGAGCTGCTCGGATTCATTGGTGATGATGGGGCTATAGGTGTTTGGCCAGACTTCGACAGGAGAGTCGAAGTTGGCCGGTGGCAGGCCGAGGGAGGTAGTATTGGCGGTTTGTAATTGACGCACATAGGATTGCTCGAATGCGTGGCTTGAGAGCTAGATCTGACAAATATCGATGATATATCGGAGATGTACTAATTCAGGATTTGCTTTTCTTTGGTATAACTGCAGGCTCCATTCTTGCGGCTTGATCATTAATTTGCTTTCTCGCTTGGTCACTAAAGCAACTATTGCTAGCGAGCCCGAGCAAGAAATTTCGGAGATCCCTGGCGCTAGCTTGCCCCCTCTTATATGTGTACCAGACTGGTATACAGCTAATTACCGCAGATAAAAGATATGGCACTATAGCTAAAAAATATGGTTCTACAACATCGAAGTACATTTTGATTTCCATGAAAACTCTCAATGGTTTGCTTAGTCTTTAAATTTTCGGCCGTCGGTTTGATCAAATTCCCGAAAAACTTTATTTTTCTCAAGCTCATTGATTTTGATGTTAATAAGATTCAGTGTGATCGGACTATTAGCAAGGCCAGGTTCTGCTTTTAAACCCAGCAGAAATCCAATCATCATTTTTCTTTTTAATAAATCTTTGAAGTAAAAAAAAACGGATGTAAACAGTCCAATGGTGAGAAACACTATGTGCGGCCAGTATTGGGCTATGTAAACTGCGATTTTAGGGCACACTTTAATTTCCTGAAATGGGAGTTGGCGTGGTCTGGGTGCTGAAATCAGCCCACGAGCTGCGGCGGTATTCGATATATTCCCAGCCCACCCAGACGACACACATCATCTCATAACCTCCAATAGATCACAAACTTGCCTCAAGCTCCAATTCTGTTGTGATACCGCTTTTCGGATCGAGGCGATGTGTCGCTTTTGACACGATCCAGGACAGTTTATCAACCTGAGGTTTGAATCCCTGTAAGCCGACCGGTGACTCTGTGCTGATCTGCGGGATGCCGATAGCTTTTGTGATCGTGAAGGTGGCCATATTGCGATTGAGCCTGGCTTTCTCCGCGTTAGCTGCTGCCTCGGCCTGTGCTTCGCTGGCATAGGTGCCTTTCAAACGCTTCTCCTTTGTGTCTGTGCCGACGTGCGCGCCGGTGCGCTTGGCCTTGCCGTCCTCCTGATAATAGGCCACCACGCCGGTGTAGTCGTGATCGCGGTCATTCTCGCTGTAGGTGAACTGGTCGCCATCAGCTCGGGTGATCAATATCTTCGGCAGCGATTTGCCGCTTGCGGTCTGGGCGGTACCGGCTTTGAAGATCAGTATGCGCTTTTGCTTGATGCTGACCTCGGCACCGTAGGCCTTGGCCAGCCGGGTGAGCATGTGGATGTCGGACTCGTCAGTCTGGTCGACGTGCTCCAGATTGATGCCCTGCAGGGCTGATGTCATGGTGAGTGTGAGGCTATGCCGTTTGGCAATCAGCGATGCGATCTGCCCGAAAGTCTGCTTGTGATATGACTGCCGGCGACCGACCTTGAGGTTGCTGGTGAAGTCTGCGGCGCGTGCCTTGACCGTAATGATGTCGGGCGTGCCGGACCATTCGACCTCATCGACGGTGAACTGGCCCTTGTCATAGAGACCGTCGGCCCATCCGATCGAGATTTGCAGGTTGACCCCGCGCTTGGGCAGATTGAGTTCCCCGTCGTGGTCGTCCAGCGTGATGTCCAGTTCATCTGCGGTATCGGCTCGATTGTCCGTGATGGTGATGGACATGATGCGCTCATCGATGAGCGCATTAAGCGGCTTATCGTCTGCGGTGATGTGCCAGCGGGGAGACGGGAGTTTGATGTCGTCCATGGTCACCCCTGAGATGTCGTCTGCTGGACAATACGGTCATCGTCGACGCGGGTGAGGGAGATCGAGCAATCGATCTTGCGCGGTACACCGTTGATCAGGAGGATCTGGCGCGTCTCATCGATGCTGTCGATGGTATAGACACCGTAGATATAGCCGCTGCCGTCACACAGGACGTATCCCATGCCCTGATCGGCCATATCAGCCAGTGTATCGAGCGCAGCGCGCTTGCCGAGGCCTTTTTCCTCATAGATCAGGCAGGGCAGATGAACCTGGTCATCGCCCGGGCCGATGTACTGACGGCGCTTGCGGCCGGAGGCGACCTGATTGTCTGCATAGATCCAATTCCGCTTGCGCTCGATCTGGGTAAAGGCGAGATCCGAGGGCTGGAAAACAAATTGGCCGAGAGCCATGAGCATGCTTTATCACTCCGAATCATGCAGCGCGCTGCGCTGGTTGGATGCTTTCTTGCGTTCGTGCGCGTCTAGGGCTTTCTGTGCCTCGGTACCGGCTTTCTTGGGGTCGGTCTGGCCATAGAAATTCTGTGTGATGGCGGGTACTGCATGAGAGGCTGCATATGAGGGCTGGCCACGTGTGACGAGCGCCTGAATCGGGGGCTTCTTCACAGGCTTCGGCAGTCCTTTGGCGTTGTTGATCGTGTTGGTGTCAAGTGCCTCTTGAGCGTCTTTCGATCCGAGATGAGCCATTATGGTGGCGATGGTGCCACCGATAGAGTCTTTGGTGTCATCGCCCATATTGTCGTAGATATACCCGCCGATTTGTTGACCCACTTCCCATGCAATGAATGCAGCTCCAGCTGCTTTAAGCGCATTGAGACCACCTGCAACAGATGTCAGCGTACCGCCTACGCCTCCTGATGCCAGACGAAGCATGAACATGGCTCCTCGAATTGCGAGGATTGGAGCGAGAAGCGTAGTCACCACGATGAGCAGTGCGCCGAATACCAGTGCAAGACCGCCCATGATAGCAATAAACGAGAGTAGGTATTTAGTGATGGTCGGAAAGCTCTCTGCGAACCATTTAAGTGCATTGACGAATCCGAGCAGCCCCGAAATCACAGCGTTGAGCAGCGGTAGCAGTTGTACCCCCAGCTCGGTCTTGAGGCTGTCGTATTTGGCCATGAGCTCATCCTGCAGGCCTCCAGATGTGCTAAATGCTGCGTTGTAGCCTTGATCGAGGTTATAAGCACCCCGGTAGCTGACGAGCTGGCGCTGGATGTTGCCCCGATCCATGTACATCTGCATGAAGGCTTGGCCAGCCTTGGTATTGGAGAAGGCCTGCGGGATCAGCATCAACATTTCTTTGTCGGTTGCATCGCGGCCGTGGCCTTTTTTGAAGCCTGCGGATAGACGCGGGACCAGATCCTTCGTGAGCCAGTCGAATGGGTTGTCGGCGAACAACTTGGCCTCGGCAAGACCTCCGGCTGTCAGGATGGCTTTGTCGGTTTTTTTGCTGACAGTAACACCAGATTTATCGAGCAGATGATTAGCCTGCAAAAAGTTGGCGGCTTGCTCAGTCGTACGGCCTAGGGCGAGGTTGGTGAAAGCAGACATGGCACCGGTACCGGCGCGGAAACCGCCAGTCTCCTGAATCATGTGGCCCAACACATAATAGAACGCCTCATTGCTCATCATTTTGGTCGCGGCACCGCCCGTCTTGATCGCCTCGAGCCAGTCGGATGACTTGAGCACACCGCCAGATCCGAGAATGGCCCGCATCATGAAGTCCTGCTGCTCCTGGAATGCGGCCACGCTCTTGGTGCCACCCCGGAGCTCGATGGTCTTGATCATGTCACGCATCTGCGAGTCGGCCTCTCCGGAGGCGTTCTCGATGCCTTTGGATTTGTACAGTGACTCGAGTGTCGCCTTGGCTTTGAGAATGTTGGGCATGAGCTCCTCGACCTCATGCGGATTGCGCATGATGATCTGCGCTTCGGTCATCGACTCAAGCGCTGCGTTCTGGCTGATGCCCTTGATGTCGGTATGTCTGGCCATGTCCTGAAAATGCTGGACGACAGCCGGGCTGACACCGGTCACCTGCAAGCGCGTGCCGAGCTGCTGCCACTCTTGTCCTGACTCGGTGAGCTTGTGCATCCCATGCAGCACAGCGCCACCAGCAAGGGCGGATTCAAAGCCAGCAGAGCGGGCGCTGTTGAGCCGGCCCATCGTCTCCTGATGCTTCTCATTGGCTTCGGTGAGCTTGCGCTGCGCGATGGCCAGCGACGTGATTTTCGCGCGCTGCGCGTCCATCGCCTGACCCGTCGTCTTGATCTTGGCTGCGAGAATGCTCTCGCTCTGCGCCAGATCCTTGGTCTCGATGCCTGCGGCCTTGAGCCGCTCCTGCATGGTCTGGAGTTTGGAGAGCTGCTCGGATTCGATGGCTTTGAGCTTATCCAGTGCATCCCGAGTCTTGGCCAATTGCTCCTGTGCGGCTTTATTGGGAGCGAGGGAGTTCTTGACCTCGCGTGCGTACCGGGTCTCTGCTGCGGTGGCTTCCTTGAGCTTGGCCGCTGTCTTATCCAGCTCAGACTGGACGCGCTTGTAGGCGGAGACGTCACTCTGGGCGCGCTTGAGCTCATCTAGCTCCTTTTTCATGCCCTTCATCGCGTCGCGGGCGGTATTGACGGCCTTGTTGACGCCCTGCAAGGGCTTAGACATGCGGTCGTAGAGCTCGAGGTAGGCTTTGAGGGTCATATTGCCCATGAGTGTCTCCTGTTGAATTCTAGAAAAAAGCAGCCCGAGAGGTCGTCAGGGGCTGCTTTTTGGGGTTCGTCCTTGACGTCCAGGTCATGCCGTCAGTGTCGCGCCGGCGCTGTCATCCAGTGGTGGCTGATCCGCAGCGGCGTTCTCCTGACCATCGCTGGAAGTGGCAGCAGCGGCACCGCTGGCCAAACCGGCAACAGAGGCCAAGCCGCCGATGAACTGATTGGCCAGTGCAGTGATCGGAGCGGCACCGGGTACCAGCTCGGAGAGCACAGCCTCGCCTGCCTGAATGGCTGGCAGATTGGTCTGGATCTCCGTGTTGACGTGTTCAACAACATTGATTGCAGCACCGAAATCCGGATGACGGACAGTCGATACCAGTACAGACAGTGCGCTTGAGACGGCGCTGAGCAGAATTGCAATTTTCATCATAGTCCTCGATTCAAAATACGCGCTGGGGGTGTCAGTCGTCCTGACCGGAGCGGGCACGTGCGCGATCATGCCAGCCCATCAACTCATCGAGATCCATCTCGTCGCAGTCTCGCGGTGTCCAATGGAATATCACCGCGAGATCAGCGATCACGTCGTCTACGCAGTCGGGGAGCTCAATGCCGGCATCTGCGTAGCGTCTAAAAAAGTCACGATACCCATCTGCAGCTTGACCAGATCCTGTAAATCAAGGTTGCCCACGTCGGCCTCAGTCAGGCTTGGAAAGCTGATACGGGGAACCAGCTTGATCAACGCATCGACGTCACCCTGCAGCACCGACGTGATGCTCAGGCCGCGCAGGGTTTGACCCTTGGGTTTGTACAGGATGACCTCGGTGATGGTCTGGCTGCCACGGGCAAAGCCGGCACCGAGGGTGATGAGGGTCTGGTTGGGATCTTGGATCGCGGCGCGGTTGGCTTCGATCTGTTCTTCAGTCAGTTTTGTCATGGTTGGCTCCGTGTTGTCGTGCTTATGAAAACGGTGATGTTAGGTAGTCAGGGGGCAGCGCCCGATCTTAGAGACCGAGTGCCTGCATGATGTTCAACGCGAGATCGTTGTCTCCCCATTTGTCGATGCCATTGACGAGATCGATCTCGAAAATAGGTAGGCCATCGACGATGAGGCGTTGGTAGGTGACGTTGTAGTCGAGCTGGTACTGGCTCTTTTCGCCCAGTTTGGCGGTGCTGGGGTCAAAGTTGATGGCCTCACCGCGCATATACCACTCGGCACTCATGATGGCGCAGGTGTCCTGGCGCTGATATGCACCGACATAGCGCAATGGGAGATCCGAGGCACCGCAAACGGCTAGTTGGCTGATGATGGATGGATCGAAGCCGGCATATTTGATACTGGCCTCGAACTTCTCATAACCAAAGGTCAGATCAACGTCACCGATCATGCCGGCACCGCGATAGGTGTCGGCTTTTTTCTTGATCTTGGGCAGGTCGATGCTTTCGGCCACACCCGCATAGTTGGTCATATTGGCAAAGACGTTAAAGTTTTTAAGTGTGCGTGGAAGCATGTCTTAATCCTCAGTGGATCGGTGCAGGGCCTGCGGATCAGGCAGCGGCAGCGATGAGTTGGGCGAAGTTGACCAGATAGCGGCTCGTGATCCGCTGGTTCAGACCGATCTGCTCGAGCGGCGGTACAGGGGTGTAGTCGTAGTCGACCCAGAATTGCCCGGAGGCGAGCAGATCGGCTGGGTTCTCATCGGGATCAAACCAGACCGAAGCGCCGATGAATTTGCCGCCCTTGACGAGCTGGCGCAGCACGGCGTTGATCGAGTCGATGATGTCCTTGGCCAGAAAGCCGGTGAGGGGCTGGTCAACGAAGGGGAAAACACCGTTGACGATGGTATCGAGCAGGAACTGGGCACTCCGGGTATAGACCTCAAATGCAAACTCTGGATCTGACGAGCAGGTCCGGTTGCCCCAGAATCGGAAGCCGTTATGGTTGATCAGGGTGGTGACGTTGCCACTGTTCAGGGCAGCTGCGTCGGTGTCCTGATCTTCCAGATCCCACGATACGGGCATGCTGATGCCAGTCGGGCCATTGACCACGACGTTGGACAGGGATTTCTGGAAGCCGATGCGCGTGTCGATATCTGCGCGCAGCGCGGCTGCAAGTGCGGCTGTAGGCAGGATGCCAGGGCCGTAGGTTGGTGTAGTCGTGGGCATGATGGGCTCCAAGTGTGGGGTTGAGCGGTGGCTTATGTCATCGCGGACAATCAGTGCTTACTTCGGGTAATTCCATGAGGCCGTCTGAACAGTGTCAGTCGTGCCTACAATGTGTAACGAATAGGTGCCTGATGCGGCAAAGGCACTGCTATCAAGCGGGGCATTGCCGTTCGGGGTATAGGCCAATAGAGCAAATGTCCACGTCGCTCCGTCTGGAGATACAACCAGTGCCGCAGGCTCAAGATTGCTATCGATGAAGGTCGTTGGATTACCTCCGCCCGGCGGGATGAAGGACACATAAAATTGCAAGGGCAGACCTGGTGTCGGTGGGTCGATCGTGCCGCTATAGACCCCGTCTGATGGCAAATAGCCTTTGTCGTCCAGATACACTTTTGCTGTGAATGTTGGCGTCGGCGTTGGTGCTGGTCCCGGAGCCGGCGTAGGAGTTGGTCCTACGCCGGGGTCGGTTGAGACTTTCCCAGCACGTTACCTCCTGTGAACTCTGGCCAGATCAGCTCGATCTCGCGGTCACCGAGCGACGCGGCATAGGTATTTACAAGCTCTACGGTTGCCAGTGCATTGCCCTGAGCATCACGCGGGGTGGCGTAATACATCCCGCGCAGCTTCTTGGCCACACTGATCATGGCCTGATCGACGTCTGGATTCTCAAGCTCTGGGGCAACGAGGATCTTGGGTGTGACGCTGGTGATCGATTTGGCATTGAGTAGTGCCATCAGCCCGGTACGAGCGCCGGATTCATTGACACCCCCAATGACGCTGGTCTTGTCGCCACCGGATGCGCGAACCACGACCATCATGGGATTACCGATCAACTGCATGGTCTCAAGCGCACGGCGCAAACTGCCGTCATAGCCGGCTTTACTGATGGCCTTGCTGATACTGGTCACCAGCACCGGTGTGTCGACTGGAAAGAAGGTTGCGTCGGCATCTGAGGCATACGCGACGAGGCCAATAATGGCGGTATTGGTTGCCTGAATCGGGATCGCGCCTGAACTTTGCTCTTGGGCGGTGACGCCGTGGACGATGGTCGTTGACATGGTTTATTGCTCCGGTTGTTTGGGGGGTGCTATGCAGTGAGCTGAATCACTTCCCACGAAAAATAGATGCCGTTGGTCATATAGTTTGGAGGTGACGCGCTGATCGTCCCGATAGTGCTGAAATCCAGCGTAAAACCGCTGGCATTTGGGGACGGGATAGGGTGCGACACGACAACCTGAGAGCTGGAGTCACCGAAGGGAACTGAGGTGGCACAGTAACCAGTGGCTCGGATGAGGTATTTGTTATTGGTCAAGTCGATGGCTGGAGAGCAATTCACTGCGGCAGACCCCGCAGGGCCTGTGCCATTCAAGTTGATGCTGCTGACATCATGAGACCAGCCTGATGACGATGCCTTCGAGGGTGTCTGGTTGGATATAGACGCGTAATATCCGGCCGCAATCTGCCGTGGATATGCACCTCCTAAAGCGGCTATCTCATCCTGCAGATTCTGGAACTTGGTCGCGTCATCCTGCATGTGGTTGGTGACTGTGGTGGCCAATGTTTGACGCAGGGCTGTCTCATTATCAAGCGAGGTCTGCAGGGCAGCTGCAAGGGCTACGTCCTCGTTATGCGAATAATTTTCCGCATCAGACTTTGCTTGATCGGTATAGGCTTCTGCGTCCGATTTGGCCTGAGCAATCGCCGTATTCACTGCCGTTTGATTGGCATTGAACGTCGGGATAGTGACGAAATTTTCGTTCACCCATGCTTCGGTGGCGTAGACGATGTTCGGGTTGACCTGAAGGATGATTGTACCCAGACCCGTCGTGGCGAGATCCATCTCCAGCGTGGTGACGCCACTTGCACCCTCACCGATGGCCGGCCGATAGCCGCCGTGGAAATTGCCCAGATAGACCAGTTGGCCAGTCTCATCGAGCAGGCCGATCTCTTGCTGGTTGAATCCACCGACATCTGCCGGGATGGTGACCATGACCTTGACCAGATTTGGCGATACCGGGATCACGCTATCGACGGGCAGCCGGGCACGTTCATTTACCAGAGCAGTCGCGTCGATGCGGGAGTCGGGCAGATAGGGCTGGCCATTGGCATCACCCATCACAAAAGAGGTGATCTGAAAAGGCGTACCGGCCTGTGCCTGCGCGAGCTTGGTGCTACCGTGAGAAGTCAGGACGATGTAGTAACTGGTGGCCATTAGACATCCTTAGTCGCAATCTGGATGGAATCGAAGGTGTGTGCTGCCCCGATCACGAGGAACGTCGCTTGAGTCGTGATGGTGGCCTGAATCTGGTAGAAGTCGCGGGCGCTCTTGGTGGCGTCTAGCAAGGTGTTGAGGTTCTGCACATCGTCGATGGTCAGACTCGCTGATCCGGGATTGCTGACAACAAAAGTAAAGGGTGCGCCCTTGGGGGTGAGCTCATGCCAGGCATGGATCTGCCAGCCCGGGCCGAACTGATCGAGTGCGTACTGCAAGGATGCCCGGGTGCCCCGCTGCTGGTTATAGGTCTTGCTCTGGCGGATCGCGTCGCGCTTCTGATCTTCGGTCCATGAGGTCGACCAGAATTCGACACGGCGAGACCAAGCGAGCCAGGGTAAGAATGGGACCGGACATTCATCGATGCTGTACAGCGCCGTAAACGGTGCCGGGATAGCGGAGATCTGGGCCGTGAGCTGCGAGAGATTGCGCTCGAGCGGGCTGGCATTGGGCGGGAGCAGGCTGGCATCAGACATCGCGGTACTCCAGCGTCGTGATGTTGACGCTCGTACAGCGTGCGTACTGACTACGGGGCAGGACGATGTCTGCGGCCGGGCTGATCAGATTCACCCGCTGGACGCCGGGCTGATGCAGTGCAGCGTAGAGCCCGGACTGGACGACGTCATAACCCAGATAGGAGACGGTGTTGGTATAGGCCTGCTCGGCAGTATTGGCCGCAGCAAGGACAACGTCCGGATCTGGACCGGGGAACAGGGTAAGCTCGGCCTCAATGGTGAAATCGGTGGGGGTCGCAGCATGGATCGTGACGGAGTCTGTGAGTGGGCGTCGTGTGCTTGGATCAAGTGCCGTATTCACGGCATCGAGCAGCGACTGAGGAGCGACAGCAGCGCTGCGACTCTGCACCCAGATCTGCACCTCACCGGCATCGGTGACGATGACGCCGATATCCCTCACATCAGGATCTGCCGACAGCCCCCAGTAGGTATACGCGCCCTCACTGCCGGCAGCATCGCGCTCCGGAGCAAGCTGGATACGACGCCGGAATGCATCATCCGGCTCCATCACGACATCGGTCGGTGGATTGGCGTTTGGGTCTGCCGGCACGATAGTCATGCGATAGACATCAGCATTGGCACCGAGCTGATCCAGATCGCTGCCGATGGCATAGGCCAGCATCAGGGCTTTGGCTTTCTCGTTCGTGAGATTGGTCTGCAACATGATGCGATAGGCGATCACCTCGACCAGCATGGTGAGCGGCTCAGATTCGAGATTTAGTACAGCGGCCAGAACATTGTTCGTGTCTTTGGCGATCAGATCCGACTTACAGTCCGCGACGATTTGCTCATAGTCGATGCTGGTCACGGCATCCGGAAAAGGCAGATCAGAGAGATCAATACGTGTCGTGCTCATGCTGCCGCTCCAAACTGAACCGGTACCGATATAGCCGCGTCGGTGTCGGTGGATGTGCCGTCAATCAGCACACTCCAAAAGTTGCCGATGGTCGTATCCGCTGTGATCGATACACGTGTGATCTTGATGCGTGGCTCCCAGCGGATCAGGGCTGTGGCAGTCGCTGCAATGACCTGCAGGCGAGTCCCCATCGAGCAGGGCTGATCAATCAGCTCCATCACCAATGAGCCATATTCGCGCCGGCATATGCGGGTGCCGACTAGCGTAGTCAGTATGTCCTCAATGCTCTGGGCGAGGTGGTCGTCGGGTGAGAGCAGGGTGCCATCGATACGGGACATGCCTTGCATTACTGCGGCCCTCCGGAGAGGTCGCCACCGGCCTTAACGCCTGTTGTCTTGTGGTTCTTGAGGCTGATGCTGTCGGCCAGCACGTCTGTGAGGGATTTGATGATGTCCTGCGCTGTTAGAGACCCAGTGAGCTGGATCTCGCCAATATCGAGGGTGAGTTTGCCGATCTTGAACGTGGCCTGAGATGACTCTGTGTTGATGCTCAGGAAGTCGGTGTCGTTGAAGCTGATATGGACTTCATTTGGATCATTGGAGGGGGCTGTAAACTCATCGCTCGGCAGGGCACAGATAGGACGGGCATTGCGGTGGTCGCCGGACGGCGAGACGATGACGAATTGCTCACCGACAGTCGGGCAGCGCCATACTTTTACGTTGCCGGCAGCCATCGCTGGGATCGTGACCCAGTCAGTTTCGTTTTCACCGATCGCAAGGCGCATCTTTGGAGGATTGACCTCAAGGACGGTGCCTACGGTGGCGATGTTGTGCAGGAGGCGTAAGTGTTCGGCATTCATGCACTCATGATGATGAGCGCATGTGGGATTTGCATCTGGGAGGTTTACGGATAGGGGCTATCCGTAATTGTTGTGCAGCGGAGAGATACCAGCATAGCGGAATCAAGGTGGCGTGACAATGAATGAAGGGCGAGACAGACCACGTCCCAAATAGTCAATCCGTATCATTTCGAAGGCTGTAGTACCGGAACTGAGCGCAATCGCTCCGCAATAGCCTTGCGGGTTATATGAGCCACCCGTAGTCAAAATGCTGTTCGCTACAGTCACTGTCTGGTCGTAATATTTGGCATTCGATGCAAGATCAAACACACAGAACCGGCAAGTCGTCGCTGATGTCCACTCAATATCCAGCACCATCCATGTACCGGTTGGGAGGGTGCTTGAGGAGGCTGAGGTCGTACCTCCTGCACTGGAGATAATCTTTGCCTGAGCTGTAACGCCAGATATCGAGAGGAAAGATCCGGATGTCGCAGGATTGGTAGTCGCTGGGCTAGACCAGCCCAGATTGAGTGTGGCTGATGCGTTGTTTGCAGGAATAAGGAAAATGCACCGAAAAATATTTCCGACTTTAAGATTTGGACTGGCATTGCTGTTCGCAAGGATATAGCCGCCAGAGTTTGCAGTCGTGCTGGATGAAATATTGACGATACCGAAAACATTAGCGGTCATATCAACGGGATAACCAAATACCCCGGTGTTGATATTAAACCCTGAAAAGCCATTGCTGCTAATGATGTCCATATCATTATGCGTCCAGCGGCTTTGTGAAAACGATTCAAATCCAGCAAGTGTATCGCCAGACTGGAGCTGCTGTAGGGTGCCGTCGTTGCCGACGACTACTGGAGGTCTAGCGGCCATGTTTTCCCCAGCTTACAACAGGATGGGTTGCTGAGTTTGTAGCTCCAATTCAGTTGGGCTAAGTGCAGTACCTATCAAAACATTACACTGACCGACCATTGTCGGCACCACAGATGTGATCTTGCCGACGTTGGCAGGGTCTAGGAAATACAGCGTGCCGAAGGTCAAACCGCCTGTTGTACCCGCGACAGCATCCCACTGTGCCGTCGTACCGACCAATACACCCGACTGGGCAATATTGCCGGATGCGCCAGCCGCTACTGTAGGGTCATAGACCAAACCTGCGAGCCGAGACGTGCTCTTGGCGTTTGCTTGAGCCCGTTTGACTGAGTCTGCACCACTTGAATATACGGGCATACCAAAACTCAATGATGCCGATGACTCCGCATTGGTTACAGTACGGATTGAAGGGGTGTTTGTCGGGGAATTCAAGCTGTCATTGGATTGAAGTTGCTGAATCGTCCCATCATCGGCTAGGACTAGAGGTTTGCGAATTGCCATTAGTGTTCTCCTTGGTAAGGGTCAAAGTTGAATAGGGAAGGTCGGTTTAAACAACAAGCTCTGAGATGAAGTCGCTTCACCGATGCTGATAAAGCCACCTGAAATGGGCGGTGATGTCGAAAGGGTGCCGGGACCATTCAAAAAATAGGGAAATCCGGGCTGCAATGCTGATGCCCCGGTAAGCGCGGTCCAGTCGGATAAAGTAAAAACACCTTTTTTGACATCACCAGCAAAGCCCGACGGGATATCCGCTACCGCGAATCCGATCACAAAAGCACTCAGGTACGTGCTGGAGTCGGCCACCATGAGCAGGCGATTCTGCCGTGAGATATAAACTGGCTGTCCTGCCGCGATGTCCTGTCCCGCGACAAATGTGCCGACGAAATCATTGATACCTGGATCGCCTTTGGGCCCTTGTACGACGACGCCTATAGGTAGAGTGAAATTCAGCGGCTGAGCTGCCGTGGTGGCCATATCTATGGGCAGTGATTGGTAGCGGACACGGAAGGCCAGATTCATGGTGTGACGCTCGAGATGATCTGGATTTGCTGGCTATGTGTCCGCTTAACGATGCCGTCTTGTGTGAGCTTGATATCCCAAGTCGCAACGCCAGCTTTCCATGTCGAGGTATCGGTACCGGGTGGAGTCGTCAACAAAAACCAGCCTGTATTGGCTACGTCGCTCTGATCTGGATAGGGGGCGTATACCAGATCGCAAATGGCATGACCAAAGCGGTCATTTAATCGTGCAGCGACTTGGATAATTGGGGTGAGGGGAACAGCTTGGCCAGTGTCCTGATCAAAAAGCTGCAAGGCGATACTCAGGGTATCGCCTTGCTTCAGGGTGAGGGCAGGAGTGCAGGTCATGAAGGTTCAGGCTTGGATCAGAGCTTTCATGATGCATAAAGCTGGACAATGTTTCTTTGGCTAAACTTACGATTAAGATCGTATACGTAATAATGGGAAAAATCACTAAGTGTTTTAAGGGTTTATAAGTTAATTATCTGGAGGAGCGAGATCAAGTAGTGGCTGAACTTTTTCCTCAAATTCCTTCATATCCTTAGAGGATGAAAAATCTTTGTCATCTTTCATCATTTTCATGACCAATTTTAGAGACTGCTGCATTGTTTTGAAGTTGTGTTCAAATCTTCTAGCTACTGGAGAGTGGTCATCAAATCGAGACATATAGAGTGACGATAAATAGAATTGAAATAAAATTAGATTAGCTGTCGTCTGATCTTCAATTTCGCTAAACCTTTTGAGAGCATATTTGTCAGCTTCAAGTTCTTGTTCGACAGAAAATTCAATATTTGTGTGGTGGTGATATAATATGTGAGCATATTCATGAAGTACTAAATAGGTTAATAAATATTTATCTATGTCTGTACTTAATTTAATATAAGTTGCTATATTTTTTTGATTGTCGTTTATGTTTGAGTTGATCTTATCTCTATACCAGATTATGTAGTCATTCGTCCATGAAATGTTGCAATTTAGATCTTTGATCTTTTTGGAGTATTCGTAGAAAAGGGCAAGGTTGGAACATATTTGAGAAGGCTTGTCTTTTACAAGAACTTCTCTTCGATATTTTCTGACTGCTTTTTCTTGGTAATCGGATACAAATGTAATAAAGTCGCTGTGATTATTTTTTGGATCATTTGTAGATAAATAATTATACCATATCTCATATGTGGCAATTTGCTCATATATAAGAAAGTTCTGTAGGCATAGATCTATTTCAGAGGCTGTTGAGAAAGCTGGACGACCATGTGAGCAGTCTATGTTATCCGACTTTAGTAGTACAATTTTAATGCTTTTATCAGGAATCAGTGAGTCTAGATATGCGCTGTGGCTTGATTTATACCATGCTTCATTCACGCTATCAGGAAATATAACACCAAAAAAAGGTGGGTTTTTGTAAGTGTTTCTATATGCATCCAACTCAGAGTCAGCTAGAGCTTGAGTACAAAACAAAAGTAAGCAAAAGAATATGGTTTTCACTGTTGGAATCCATCATCAATTACTAGGAGTCCATTTATAGTTGCCTCAAGCTTTGGATCATCATTATTGCCTTCGGCATCGAGTTGTTTTTTTAAGGATGAAATGGCATCTGTTAGATAAGCGTGTATTTTAACTTTGTTTGAACGCGGATCACTTTCATCTGCCCATTTTATAGCTAATGATCTTTCGTTGAACATACATTTTGCTGTTGGACTCGCCTGTGTGCCAGCAATGGTCATAAAATCTGACGCTTTATAATAGGGTGAATATTGAAGAGCAGTTTGAGCTGGTGCTTGATTAGATGCTACTTCATGAGATTGAATCTCAACTTTCTGACTCAATACGTAAATTAGAAGGAATATTCCAAAAGCAACGAAAAAAAGACCAGGTGCTGCAGATTGAATGACAAATTTGATAGAGCCAGAGTTGATTTCCACTTTCGAGTCCGCTCGAACTGTTTCAAAATATAAGCGCCAGCCTAAGTAAATAGAAAGACCACCTATAATCGTGTTTAGAATAAGAATAACTGCTCGTGTGGTAAACATAATTATTTGAATTTCCAT